CCGGTTGAGGTGAGCACAATTGCGCTAGTTTGAGACTTTGGGCTAAGATTGGTGGGCATTCAAATAGTTTCCTTCGCAATAATTAGTGAACTGCGAGACAAAACTCCACCTATAATACCGCGCGCACTATAAAGAAAAGCCTTTATGCTGATGCTTCTGAAGAAGTCTTCTTTTTTGTTTTCTTCTTGCGGGTTGTTCTTGTCGTAGTGGGGCGCTTCTTGGTGGTTGTAGTCTTAACCTTGGTCTCTGACTTAACAACAGGGGCCTTTATTGTAACTTCCGGTGCGTGCGCAGTCATTACGACTTCTTGTGCCGGCGGTGCCGGTGGTGCGAGTACGACTTTTGGCGCTAGCTCAACTTTCGTTTCAATCTTCGCAACCGGTGCCGATGGCGCGGTGTTGACGACTGTTTCTGTCTGGCTGTTCAAAAGCGCCATCCGGGGATGTGCACTGTGCTTAATGCCAAACTTGGCCTGTGCACTTCTTAATCTTCGTTTTTTACCCATGTTAACTCCTACTATGGTGTGTAAGTAAATAGTGCTGTTCTCAACAAAAGGAAAACCCCCCAATCCAAAAAGGAAAGGGGGGAGGTAAAAATATAAAAATATATTTTAAGATTTAGACAATTGCATTAATGAATGCGATGTCACACTTAGAATCAAGAATTAACCAGCGACGGGCGCCGACGGTTGCATCGACGCACACTATATGAAACATTGAACCTCTTTTGGCTGCATCATCAAATCCTAAGATTTTGTGCGAGTGGTACGCAGTAGTGTTTGACGAAGCTAAGAGAGCAATGGCAAAACCTTCGATTTTGTTGTCAGTTCCGCTATCTACCACCACCTGTGCTGCGGCGTTATTATTAACAGCAAGACAGAATGTAAGTTCTGCGCCAACTGTTGGATCAGTTGGAAGCGTTATTGTAAAGTTTGCTGCAGCAGCTCCATTGAGCAAGATTACCTTGCCATAGTCGGCTGCTGTAAGTGTTGTGTTTGCGGTGAGTGCACTGCGGACATGCGCATAGCGCGGCCCAAGTTGGTTTGCGTTTTCGTTAATCAGGCTACGAATTCGTGCCCAACCTACTCTTTTGGTTCCCATAATATATTTCTCCTTATATGAATATTAATTAGGTCAATTAACGAAAGGATTTCTCCTTTCGCCTATAAGTAGCTTCAAACAAACGAAAGCCCCCGTTCAAAAAACGGAGGCTTTACATTTATTTTGACGTTTGTACTAGTGTTTAGCTAGTGGCGCCGGCGATTCCGAGAAGACCGGAGATAATGACCAGACCATAAAGGTCGGGGCGCACCATCTTCTTCGCATAACGCGTCATGACTCCCTTACGGGGCACGAAGTCTTCCGGCCCAAAGATAGTGGGCGTGGTCTGCAGTGGGACGTACGGAGCGTACACGTATCCGCTTTCAAGGAAAGAGGAGCCGCGACGGCCAATAAGAACCACATTGCGGAGGAAGTACGGGTCAACAATGACATCGAACTTCTTGCTCAGCGAGCCGACCTTGACTGCACCAATGGAACCAGTCTCGTCATCAGCGGTAACGCTTGCGCGGAAACCAGCCGTGAACTCAAGGATGTTTGCAACCTCGGGTCCGCAGACGACAAAGTTAGCACCACCACGCAGAGTCTTACGGTGAATCTGAGCGGACACATCATTGATGGTCTCACAAAGAGTCTCGTACCACTCTGACACGGTACCGGTGAAGTCCGGAGCCGCAGAACTAGCGCCGATTTCGACACCCGTCTCACGGTTCAAGAACAGACCCGGCGAACGCGACCAGTAGTAAGTACCAGCGGTTGCACCGTTAACGAGGTCCGCAAGGATCTCACGGTCAATCTCAAGAGCAATTTGCTCAGAGAGAATGCTGGTAAGCTCGACCTCGGCGTCAAGGTTGTGATAGGCATTAAGATCCTGTCCCAACTCTGGCGTCCACTTGGCCTTCAGCTTCTTGGTCATCGCGGTGACAGCCACGGAATCGACTTTGATGTCAATCTCGGGGATATCTTCGTTGCCCTCAAGTCCCCATAGTGTGGTACCAACCACAGAACCAAGCGCATTGCTGGTCGTAAGGTTATCCTTAATGGGGAACTGCAGAACTGCAGCGCCATTGACCAATGTAGTGCCTCTGGTGAGCTGCGCGCCGCCATCGCCATTGTCGATGACCACGAATTGCACGTTTGCTGCTTCGCCAGAACCAGTTTGAGTAGTAAGACGACGAATCAGTCGTGCGCTGCTGTCGACGCTAGTGCTAGCTGCCCACGAGGCCGAAATAGCACCCAAGTTCTGGCGGTCAAACTTAGTACCATTAGAGCCAGTGATTTCGTTACCCTTCATCACTACGACCATAACGCCAATAGCCTCGCCCGAAGACGAAAGAGCCATAATGTCAGGATCATACTGCAGGAACTTACGACGCTGGGTCTCAGTGGAACCAGAGAGCGAGAAGGAATCTGCAAGCTTGAACGCAGTGGTAGCACACGTCTGAGAGCCAGTCGGAGATGCATAAGCATAACCGCGAGCACCAACAGTGCGAGGACCAGAAAGGTCTTCCTTAAGGGTTGCACCCACAAGGCTCACACCACCAGTAATCTGGCTACCAACCTGATTGGTACCATAAATCGATTTCTCGACAATGTTACCCATGCGGTTGGTTTGACTGTTGGAACCTCCAAGATTCGGTGAGAACACGAAATCAAGGAAGAAGATGAGTCCGGAAGGGAGACTCATCGGCTGGACCGAAACGAGATCGTTTGCGATCAAACCTGCGAACACGCGGCGAACGATGGGGAACGCGACGGCTGCAAAGCCCTCAACATCACCAGCACTCATGCTGCTCGACTCACGGAGAAGCTCTTTTGCTTGGTTCTCAAGCATGCGGGCCATTCCAGAACGCTTACGATCTGAATCTAAACCCTCCAAAAGACCTGTCTTCTCCCACTTATTTAACAATGCGCTGCCTTCAGCGCGCATATCACGATTGACTACACCTTCGGTCAATCTTTCTATAATACTAGCCATTTTAATAATACCTCCTATATTTTTATGTATCTATTTAATCCCGGCTAAACGACGCATCCGTTTTGCGAACACGTCGGTGGGTTGTGCTGACTCTTTACGAGTTGCACGAATTACAGAAGTTGGACGGCTAATAACTTCGCTCAATGATTGTGGGGCGCGTTTGGGCGCCTCCTCCATTGTGCTTTGAAGCGTATTATAAATTGTCTTTGCTTCTGCGACAGAATCGGCCTTTGAAATAGACTCGGCAATTTTTGTTTTTTGCCGCTCATTTAAGGAGGTACTTCTTAATACCCGATTCGTATAAAGCAAGCGGGCGTTCGAAAGGTTAACTGTTTGCAGTGTCTCCTTAAGCTCGCCTGTTACTTGCTCGTATTGTGAAAGTCGCCCCTTCAGCCGTTTATTTTCGAAAACTAGCTCCTCTTGGGCTTTCCTCATAATATCTAAATCAGCTTGTACATCGGTGCTACGGCGAGCTGCAAGTGCTCGCGCAAGTTCATATTTGATACTCTCGGATGAGCGTCCTGCCCAACCGGATAGGGTAGCACCCATATCTACTGTAAGTCTCTCAACGATTTCATCAATCATGTCATCGGAGATTTCAATTTCTTCGCCTATGCCTTTTTGTGCGGCATCAGTGGCTGCGATGCCCGATGCAGATGCTGTTTCTGCTTCGGCACTCGATGAACCTTCGTCATCGTCATCGTCGTCATCGCCGCCGGACTCTTCTGTGTCAAACAGATTGTCCTCGGGGGCGGACGTTGCTCCCTCTTCCGAAAGCATATCGATAAGTGTGTACTCGTCAAAGGTCAAATCTTCTTCAATCTCTGCCTGCAGCGCGGCGACCGACTCTTTAAGCGTACCAAGATCTAAAGTGACCTCGACAGGATCGCCTTCGCCCGGAATGTCTTTAAGATTCTGGCCGTCCATATCGCCGATATTATCGGTGGCGGCGACAGGCACGTCCTCCAAGTCCTCTTCCAAGGACTCATCGGCTGGACTGGCGGCTGCAGCAGGATCAGCAGCCTCTGGGGCTGCACCCATGGCCGGCTCTTCTGCACCAGCTATCGGGTCGGGGCCGGCGTCTGCACCCATTGGGTCTGTAGCACCAGCGTCAGCCACGGCATCAAGATCCATACCCATAAGGTCGTCTTGCTCCAGTAGCTGGTTAAGAGTAGCGCGCACCTCAGCCGAATACTTATCGATTACGGATGATTCAGCATTTTTCAACGCTGCTTCGCGCAATGCAGACGCGTCTACAATTGCCTCTTTTAATAAATTTGACATGAAGTTCTCCTAAAAAACAGTTTTGCAAAGTTAAATAGTGTATCGGAGCCTGAAAAGAACCATTTTATGTTCCGGCTTTCCCAATAATCCACCAGTTTTCACCGTCAGATTGAACCACTCTTGAAGAATTATTATATTTAACTGTGATATCCTCGGCGTAGTCCACCATTCCTTCTTTTACCGCAATGAATAACAAGTTAGAATTTAGCTTATATTTGTTTTTGTTTACCTTCTTGATAACGACCACACGCCCAATGTGGTTGCATGCCGGCGGTAGGGTTACTCGAATAACGTTTTTAGTGGTATCGCAAAGGACTGTATAATCTGTGTCACCCACATCGTATGTCTTATCTGTGATGGTTGTTATGTTATTATGGACTGCAGCTTTATTATTAACTGTACTTTGAAAGGTTGCGTTACCAGTTGTTGTCAAAAGGTTTGTTTTGGTCTCGCCCGAAACACCAAGTACGTTTCCCTCCACATCATAAGTTAGATTGGCGGTGGCTGCAAACCCTTTTCGGCCGCGGAGCTGAACGCTGTGAAGTGGACCCTCTGGATGGGGCATCTTAGAATTAAGGTACGAGTTGTACAAATTAGCTAACGTTGTTTTGCGTACTTCGTTGCGTGATGCATCATGCACCATCAATAAATCGTCATCGCCAAGGTTCTGGCCCTTGAGTGTAATGTCCAAGCATGCTTGGGGAGATGCCACAAGTTTATTTCCCTTGAAGGAGAGGCCGCCATGGGCGCCAAAATCGATTGTAGTGCCGTTAGAGTTCACTTCTATACCTTTACCGGGGTGTACCTGCAAACCCCCTCTTACATTTCTAATTCCGGGCCCAGCGTTTATCGCGCCGGCAGAGATTGTGCCGCTTATATTGCTGGCTGGTATGTCGAAAAGGCCTGCGGCGCCGCCAACGAAGTTAGTAGCACATACCTCTTTCGTAGTTAAGCGGCGGCCATCAAAACTTAAATTGCGTTCAGCTTTGGCTTTTCCTTCTCCTTGAAATGTCAAGATTGAATTCTTTACTGCTCCTTGGACCTCGTGTATCGCAACATCTTTAAATGTCGCGCACGGACTTTGTGCGTCAGTGTCATAAAAGACGCTAGCGCTGATCGTGTTTTTAAATACCTTTACGCCGTCAATCTCTTGGTCACCATATTGGTCAACTGAACCCTCAACTATACCCTTGAGTACATTATAAGCCATATTTATTATTTCCTTGTATTATTTTAGTCTGTGACGATCAAACATCCATTATTTACATAGTTTTCGTAGTGAGATTTTAAATCATATTCTTTCAGAACACTCCGCACTATACCTTTCATTGCCAGTGAATGGCCGGTGACTATCTTACAGGGCAAAGACACTTGGTAAATAAACCTATGAACCTTATGCTCTACCTCTTCGTGACGGGCGCCATGTAAATCTAATGTTTCCATACTAATAAATAGTCCCCAAAAAAGAGGATGCCCCCCACAAGGAGGGGCATCCAAAAATTAAGAATATCTTAACCGAAGCAAAAGCTTTAGATTAGACGATCTTCCACAGGTTAGCAGCAACGTAGATGAGCGTAACCGACGCCGAATCAGATTCGAGCATGATATCATTCACGCCATCAATAGTGTGAGAACCTTGCTTAGCAACGAGTAGCTTGAAGCCATCCAAACTAGGCGGTGCTTTAACGCGAACCATGTCACCCGCATCCGGAGAAGCCGGGAGCGACCAAGTACGATCCGCTGTCAACGTAGTAGTACCATAAGTGGTACCCTCGGTCAACGTAGCGTCAGCGTTACCAACACCGGTCGGTGTACCGCCAGCATCTGTAGAAAGAACACCGTTGGTGGCGGTAAGACCGGCACCAGCCATGGCCGACACAAGGTCAGCGATGCTTTCTTTCTTAGAAGCGTTACTGTCGTCAGCATCTACAATAGCGATGCTATCAGCAGCAACATTAACAGCGGCTGCGCCCAGTTCGTTGAGGTCAAGAGCCATGACACCAGAAGCGGCAGAGAGGCCGACACCAGCAAGACCAGTAGCAACATCATCGTTAAGCATGGCATCAGTGACACCAGCAGCTTTCACGCGAAGCGAATCAGAGCTAATCTCGATGGACGAGTTATCAACACTAACAAAAAGATCCAAGATGCTATCAACACCACCGGAGAAGCCGAGACCGTTACCAGCCACAGAGCCCGAAAGCGAGACCTTATCCGAAGCAACATGAATTGCACCAGAAACCTGCACTGCAAGAACTGCAGAGGCAGCGGTAAGGCCGTTACCAGCGAAAAGAGTAGCGATATCATCGATAGTCTCTTTCTTAGGAATGTCGCTATCATTTGCATCGACAAGGATCATCGAGTCGCCAGAAGCGATTGAAGCAGCAGCGAGACTGCTCGGATCGAACTGAATCTTACCACCGGTAGACGCGAAGCCGGGCTCCGAGTTAACCAATGCAGCAGCATAATCAGCCATCGTGTCTCTCTTCACAAGACCATCGGTCGCGTCAAGGTAGTAGAAACTATCAGCAGCAACAGCAAGAGCCGTATCAGCAACACCGTCGAGCTTAACTGTACCACCGGTGGTCATCGCACCCCCAATCTGCATAACACCAGATCCTGAGAAAGCACTACCGGAAACCACAGCAGGGGTTGTAGCACCGATAGCAGTGCCATCGATAGTACCACCGTTAATATCAGCAGTTGTCACAATACCGAGATCGGCACATGTGCGGCTAGCAGCAGTCCAGTTAGAACCGAACGAGAAGCTAGCACCATCAGCAGAAATGCTATCAAGAGCAATGTCGCCAACGTTGGTAAGGTTACCATCACCGAAATTACCACTAGAACCAGTGATTGCACCGTTGGCATTAATACCATACAGTTGCGAACCGACGACAAGAGCGCCAAGAGCGTTCAGGTCCCCTGAACCAGAGATGGTGCCGGTCTCGGCAATCGACGCCTTAACAGCGCCAGCTGAGTTCGCGAGACGCAAACGAACTTGACCACCGTTGTAGTCGACATCAAAGCGACGAACGCCGGCGTTATCGCGCAAAGCGATATCCGTGAGAGAACCCGAAGAATAGAGACTACCTTGCTTAGCGGTTAAAGAACCACTGAGTATTGCGTCTCCTAATTGAAATTTATAAGCCATTTATAAAACCCTCCAAAAGTTATTTGTTTTTCAAAACAAGCTAAAGACGGACGTCCCGTATACAGCTCGAAAGTGCACACACGACGTCCATCGCTAATATATAGTTAAAAAAAGGCCTTTTAAAATCAGCAAATAAAGTATTTATTCGAGCCGTTACAATAAAGCTGAATCGATGCATAGGGCGACTGCAAAAGTACTGTATTTCGACCATCGATAGTATCGGCTCCAACGGCTGAAATCGACACATTTTTGGTGATAGCATCGCCTCCCTCATCTTTTACGACATACGTTTGCCCATTCTGAAGAAGGCTTGCGCTAGGAAGACCAACTGTTATGGGGTTGGCATTCTCTGATGTGTCGACACCGATATAATAATCTGTAGTTGATACAAGATAGTTCGAGTTGACCTCCACTCGATTAAGTTTTAATCCCCCGCCAACACTTAAAACAGAACTACTAAATATAAGACCTGCAGAACCACTGAGGCCACCAGAGCCAGTCGTAAACTGAAGCGAATAGATGGGCCCTTGGGCATTGGCGTTACCGCCGCCGCCGGCACTAATGCCTGTTAGACGACTGCCATCTCCCATAAAGAAAGACGCGGATACACCGGTGCTCGCTGTGATCTCTCCCACAACGTTAAGAGTGTCCCCATCGAACGTTAAATTGCTCTCGCACGTGAGAGTGTTGGCATCTCCACCTACATTCGTAAGGACCGCGTTATTGGTGGCGTTCGACACGCGAGGAACGTTTATAACGGCCGCACCATCAGATGTGCTGAGGTTTCCCGACACAACATTGACCATTAAATCGCCGGGCAGATACTTTTCTGCTGCGATTACAGTACCTGATAAAACATTGTATGCCATGTGGTGTGCCTCCTAGAGTTAATTAGAAGACAAACCAATTGCTACCGTTTGAGTACAAACTTATTGCAGGACTTGAGCCTGACATTACATATGAGTCGGAATGATCGATAGTAAATCCCGTAGCGGCGCCAGTAATATAAATGCTGCCAGTTCCGCGGGTGTTAAACTCATCTTTAATTAAGAAAATGCGGCCTGTGTTGCCAGCCGTGGGTGCCGGAAGTGACATTGTTATGTAGTTTCCACGCTGTATGCCTAAGAGATAATCGCCATTAGTGACTGTATATGTGGCAGTTGTAACAGGTTTATAGTTACCGCCAAATCCTTTGACGTATGTTGTTTGTTGTCCATAAGAGGTGCTTAGAATAAGATTACCAGCAACAGTACTGACAACCAAACTACCGGTGCGCATGTGAACGTCATCGTTACTGTCACCAAAGTAAGTTGAGCCTGTAGCATCGATGATAGCTGTGTCTTTAACATGAAAGACGCTAGCACTAATCGTACCACTCACATGGAAGTTACCAGAGAGAACCAGTGAATTGGCTGTATAACCACCGGACGAGCCTGTGTAAAACACAAGCTTTGCTGAACCGGTCGTGTGACCGCCAGAGCCGCTTATAAACTGCAGTGATCCTGTCGGTCCTGCTGATGCTCCATCCGCGCCTGACCCGGAGCAGTTTACATATGCCCATGCAAACCTAGCCATCTAATTACACTCCTACAGAGCCGGAGAAGTTCTTACCTAAACTACCTGATGTTCTACGTGGCGGGATGGTCGTTAAACCAGCTACTACATCGCAGGTACCGGCGGTGGCACCGTAAAGCCACAATTGCGAAACTTTCATTTCATACATGTCGGATTTGCCGAAGCCGACTGAACTACTCGGGGGCACTGTAAGATAATAGTTGTAATTGGTGCCGGCAACTCCAAGAGCCGAAAACCCAACTCTCAAATCTGAGACGCCTCGGTTGTGAATTTGCCACCAACGTGTTACATAAGGGAAACTCACCACCTGTGCCGTGGCGCCGCTATCGTATCTAACACTAGCGCTAGCAAATGGTCTTCCGCTTACTTGATATGCCGGGGTGTGGTTGATGCCCACCTCAGCTTGCCATGACATTGCCATTATAAAACCTCCAAATTTTGTTTACAAATATAAATAGTCATCTATTATTTCTATTGCGCCTTTCTATCGCTCTTTGTTTCTTTCTTTCCTCGCGAAGCCTAAACCGTTCGGCTCTTCTTTGCTTCTCGCGCTTGGCTTCAGACGGCTTTTTATAATAGCGGCGGTCCTTGATCTCATCAATAATTCTTTCTTTCTTACATTTCTTAATGAACCTTCGGATCATTTTCTCTGTGTTGTTGCCGCAATGCTTTAACTTGACTGATACATTCGATGTTTTTTTCATTTGATTGCCTTCCAGATTTGTGAAGCGCCGCCCACAAGGCTGCTGATATCTACTCCAGAATCACTTGGATCGCCTAAGTCAACCGAGCCGGCTTTTGCTTTGGAGGTATCATGGCCACTCATAGGCTCGGTACCTTCAAACAAGTTTACTCCACCATACGCGTCAGAGCCTATGGAGTCCATTAACTTTCTTCGATGTTCCTTAAGTTTCTTGTGGGTATCTTCAGTTTTGCGCTTCATTTGTTTACGCTCATTAAATAGGGCCTCGTCAGGGTTTTTTGTACTCTGGGTAGTCTCAACAACTAAGTTGCCTTGCATTCCCTTAGCAACCTCTGCTACAATATTAGACAGAAGACCCTCTTCAATAAGGGTCTCATGGATACACTCCTTCACTATGGGTTTAATTAATTCTTTTAAATCTGATTTTTTCATTATACTCTCTTTTTAATTCCAGCAATTTGCTGCCATCTATCGATGGTTGATTCTCTAAGTAAACTTTCTGCGGCTTGTTGAACTTGGGCTTCTGGTGCAGCGTCTTCCGGCTTCTTCTTGGCGGGGGCTGATTTTCGAATGGCGCCATATAGCTGTTGTAAATAATCTCTTACTTGAGTGGCGCGGGGGCCACTAGTTTCTCTCTTCTTCAACTTGCTCAATGCTAACATGATGGTATATGCGCCGGTACCTTTCTGGTTTCTGTTTCTCAGTAGCTTCAGGGCGCGGGATAGCTTCTCGGAATCCTCTTTACCTCCCATCATTTTAGCTACGTCTTCGGCATCGAAGCCATGGCCTTTTTTACGCTCACTTAATGAGCCTCCGAATTTCACTTTGCCTATCTTGTCAGCAAAATCGCGAAGATCGTCTTCCCAGCTGGTTTTTCCTGCATCTTTGCCTAGCAACTTATAGCTATTTTCAATCCAACGCTGACCTTTGAGAGCGTCCCCTTTTGGTTTCCAATTTTGGGGTAATCCATGCGTGGTGGCCGTATCTTGGCCGTCATCATCTCCGCCGTCATCGACATCGTCATCGCTAGTTTGTTCATCATCGTCAGGGGGTCCGTCTTCAATCGCGGCGCCGGGGAGGTTAAGGAAAAACTTTTCATATTCAATCCCATCAGTCACGCCTGAAATCGCTTTCGCGACAAGCTGAATAAACTGTGGGGAGGCTCCGAGTTCTCTTAAATCTTTACACTTATCGTAATCTACGGCTTCTCTAACGGTGGATGATTCTGACGGCTCTCCAAATTGAATATTGCTTTCGTCGTTACAATCGCCCATCGCCATATAAATCAGATCGAAATCATCTTTCTCAAAGTTCTCTACGCCGCCGGAGCGAGCCATTTCCATGGCGCGATTCAGTGAGTCTTGATAATCAATGAGAATCTCATCTGGGCCTTGTAGCTGCTTCATATCGTCTGGCCCTGCGATCTCTCCTGCATCGGGGCCGGCGCCAATCTGAAGGCGGCACGCACCCTGTTGTGCAATCTCCTCTTCCAGCTCTTTAATTAACTGTCCAAGCTCATCTGTGCCGGCGGCTTCAAGCTCTGGGCGTACGGTGTCTTCAAGCTGCTTCATTGCTTGGTCGCGTCCGTCTTCAGGATACACTTCGTATGCACAAAGCTGGCGCAATAGCTCCAGTACCTTGTCAACAAGCGGTGTAACCTCATCAATTTTGCCATCGCCATCTGTATCAACGGCCACTAGTTCTTGATCACCTTGTTGTAATACCAAAGCAGTGCCATCTTGCGTTGTGACCTTCTCAGGCTCTTTCTTCTTGTCGATCTGCTGTCCACCGCCCTTCAATCCGGTGTCTCCGCCAACACCGCCCATGTTGACGCCGCCGGGGCCGCGGAACTTACGAACAAGGCCGGTGGCGCCGGCCTCAACTGCAGGTTTCTTACAACCCAGTGTATCTACGCAGTTAGAGAAGCCGGAGCGTTTAAGCTCTGTAACAAACTTCTCTACGTGTTCGGGGTTATCTTTGATGACCTCGATAAATTTGGTGATGTTTTCATGGCCATCGGGCTCAAACGTTAAAGGAAGGTCTTCGCCTTCCTCAGCTTCTGGATCGGCAACATGGCCAGTCTGTGCAACGCCGCCGTCCTGATCATCGCGCTGAAAGGCAGACTGCTCCAGCAACTCGAATTGCTGGGCTGTAATCATTTCTTCAAATTCGTCAACGATAGCCACTTCATCAATTTCTTGAACAATGGCGCGGACTTCTTCTGGCGTCTCGGGGTCCTTACGCATCTCTTGGATCGTTTGGCCCACCCACGCGGTTACTTCCGCAAGGACATTGTTATAGACTGTGCCCCGGGCAGCGTTAGGATCGCCCTTGTCTTCACCGGAGGCAATATCCGCCCACTTCTTCTCTTTTCCTTTTCCAAGTCCGAAAATCTCTTCAAGTTTCTCGCCGGCATACAAATCACCCTTAAGGTAGGAACGCCACCCTTCGGCTAAAAGCTTATCTCCCTTGTAGCTCGACCAGTTACTCATCCTCAAGCACCTCGTTTAAGAGGCGATTGATGCGGTCAGCTTTGGTGAACACTTGGTTGGTGTGACCCATGGCTTCCTTCATCATGAAAGCGCCGGGGGTTGATGGTTCTGATACAAAATCAAAACAAATCAATTGGAAGTCTTCTTCTACCGTAGTCTGTCCGTTCGATTCAGTGACCGACCCCATACCTCTCGAAGATATGCCTAGCGTGACGCCAGACTCTACCAGAGAGCGTAGAATTTTGCCGGAAGGGGTATCAAGTACTTTAGCTTTTCCCATCACTGCTGTGCCTTCCCACCACACCTCTGTGATCATATGAGATGCGTTCTTAAGATTAATCACCGAATCTTCTGGGTGATCCAACTCTCCAAGTGCTCGACATTCTTTGACAAGCTTTTGGTAGTTCTTCATCTCTTTCATTAAAACATTGTGGGGGTATACACGGCCGTTACCGTTAACGGTGTCGGACTTCTGCATAATGCCGGAAAGAATCATTCCGCCGTCTGCGACGTATTGTTTTTCTTGTTCAGTTAGAAGATCCTTGCAGACTCCTCCCTCACACAGCGCGTAATATTCTCTTAGTACTTTCTTGCTCATTGGTTTATCCTTTTAAGGTGCCGGCGCTACCGGCGCGAGTTAGCAGCCAGACTTACAAAGTCTGACAGGTTGAAGCATCCACTTCTTAGTCCAAGTGTTGTTCATTGTCCTTCTCCTGTGGGCTGTTCAGCTTGTATGCCCAGTGCGGCCTCAAGATGTCCAAGTTTAGTCATCATCTGGCTATTGGGCGTAACTTTGTTTGCGCCGATGTGTTGAATCATCTTTTGTAGGCGGCCGATGAGGCCGCGGCCTTTTCCACTGGCAGCGGAAATATCTTTGCGCATATCACCGCCACGTGCTGTGGCGCCAATCTCGGTGGCTGAGGGATTGTTCTCTTCGAACTTCTGGATTTCTTCAGTTATAATTTGCTTAAGTCTCTTTTTATCAATCTTCATGATTAGATATCTCCATAGTTTGTGAATACTGTATTCCTTTATCTCCGAAGACCATGTTCAAAACATATGATGTTCCAGACGAGAGCCAGCCAAGAAGAAAGAAATTGATTACAGTAATGTCAAAATTAAATAGTTCTGTAAACGGAGAAAGTAGCATTAAAAACCAACCGACATGAAAACCCATGCACATCGGGCAATGAAATACCTTCCCATATCCTCGACATGCTTCTTTTGATGGGCGCATCAGCTTTATAAGTGGCATGTCGCTGTAGACTAAGATTTGTGTAAGTCCGTACGCAACGAGCGCAAAGGTTATAAGTTCCATCTGTTTCCTATTCTAACGTGTAGAGGTAGTTCATAGCGTAAGCATCTCTAACGAATCCTTTGCGCATCGAACCTTGCTTGACGGCCTGTGGTACTTCACCAAGTTCTGTAGCGTCTTCATTGTCAGGATCGATATACTCGTCATCTGTCATTGAAATGATTGCTTCTGTGGCCTCAAAGTATGGGCGTTCTTCTGTGATAAAGTTAGAAATGTTGACTAATGCCATTTTGGCGGCGCTCATACCTTCAACCTTGGGGGTTTGCATGGTGGCTTCGAAAGAGCCGTAAAAGGCGCCGGCCTGCACTGATTCAGCGACGACGATGCCTCTTTTACGTAGAAATGTAAACAACCTGTTCTGGGCGCCATAAACATAATCAGAGATAACTTCCTTGGGAAACGCAATCACCTTGTTCTGCTCTGTCGAAAGAACTATGTCGATGTCGCCGTGATCAAAAATCATGAGATCTCCGCTTATACTTTTGCGGATATCCATCTCAAGGGTAACTAATTTCTTGTTAGCTTCATCGCCAACCCTAATTGTTATCGGCATTGTATATTTCTCCAACTAGTGATTGAGTCTGAAGTACAGTCATGAGAACCTCTTCTGTGACTTCACTCTTGGCGTATGATTCAAGGCGGGCGACCACGTCGCTTGCCTTTCTCGTCATCTCATTATCATTCCTAATCTCTTCGATGGACAAGGCTTCGTTCATGCGCCGCTTGAGACGGCTGATTTCTGTGTTGAGATACATCTTAAGTTCTAACGCATTATCGCTAAAAGAAGAAATGTATTTAGTCAGCAAGTCTTTCTGTTCTTGCAGTAAGCCATCTTTATATTTGTTATTGAATTTATTAACAAACGTTTTGTATGTTATGTTATCGATGCCGGCAACATTAACTTTAGGCGGTGGGGCGGATGTCATAGTTTTGATAATCTGGTTCTCTAACATAACTCGGTCGCGAGGTGATGTTTTCACAGAAAACATTTGGGAAATGCTGGCTAAAGTTTTATAGTTAGGAACGAAATTATTAAAGACTTCGGGTGTCACTTCTTTGTTTACATCATCAATTAAATCGCTCTGGCTAACAAAGAGGCCATTAATATCAAGAAGACGACTGGCCATCTTTGCCTCGTTCAAAATTCTCTTCGCTGTGTTTTCGGAAACTCCACGAACTTCATAAAGTGAACGATAACACTCTAACTGTTGCTTAAGTTGAGAATCCTCTCCAAAGTGTTTCTTTATAATCGTAACAACCTTGTTGCGGCGTTCTGTGTTTTCTTTTAAAATTGCGACTGTGGCTTCTCTTACAAGGGCCTCATAAACAAACGCGGTGTTTCTCTTTTTATTATGCCTTGTCTTCATCTTTCTTCTCCATTAATATACCTTCCTTGATGTCGAGCCCCTGAAGTAATGTTCGAACAGATTCGTTAACTTCAAAGAGTTTAATCTCTTCTGAGGTTTCTCTCAACGTATAAGTAGACTGTTCTTCTTCATAAATACCCACATTGGCCCCAATTGGTTTCGCTAAGTTGGATATGTCTCGACCGCCGGGAAACACATTTCGTGAGCCGGCGCTAGCTTTCTGGTTTCCTGCCGATGCATCATTGGCGCGTTTCCGGGGGCCGGCACCACTTCTTCGGTCGTTGGTTCCGCTCTTCGCTTTGTACGTTGACTTGTCATATTTGCGGACGTCACGGCTTCCGGGGGGGACTGCTAACAGAGAAGAATCATCGTCTGGGCCGGCATCGCCGGCGGGCTCTGGGGCACCACCAGCCTCTGGGCCGATGTCGCCGGCTGGCATTTCTGCTGGGCCGCCGACAATATTGTCGCCAAGCTCGGCGCCTAAGTCTCCACCAAGATCCCCACCACCCATGGCGCCGGCTGCGCCGGCAGCTGCGGCCGCTTCTGCGACTGCCTGTAGTGACGCGTCGTGCTTACGGTCGTAATACATCTCACGCTGGTTGCGCTGGAATTCTTCATTGGACATGCCGAATACGTGTTCCATAACCCAACGACGAGAGAAGTAACCTTCAGTCGCTGATGCGGCAATGTCGAACTTTTGTTTCCAGTGCTCAAGCTCTTGAAGTTCGGCGATCTTTGAAGGATTGTTGAGAGACAGGGTGAAGCTCAGCAAGTCATCGCCGCGGAACCCAAGCGTATAAAGATGGATAATACCAATCTTTGTAAGCTCTGCAATAATAACGCGCTGCAGTCTCTGAACTGTTCTCGCGAATCGAATGTCTTTTTGTGCAAGAGTTGATTTATCTTCTGCTGCTTCCTCTCCCATCGAAAGGTATGCGGCAGGAATCTTAAGAGCAGAGAACAGTTTGTCGCGAAGATACTTAATATCGTCAATTGCCGTAATGTTTTGTGCGCCGGCTAAACTTTGGATGTCAGTGACTGAACCAGCGCGTACTGGGATGAAGTAATCTTCTTCAATTGACATGGGGTTATATCGTAAGTCAACACGGCCGGTGGATGGATCTACTACGGAATGTCGCTTAAGCTGCGTGACAACCTTTTCCATGTACTGTTCAACATCTTGCGGTGGAATAGCCCCAACATCAATTTTGAAGACGCGGCGTTCAGACGAGCGCACGACACGATAAGCCATCATTGCATCTTCCATAAGTGTAAGCTGGCGCCAGATACGGCGGGCCGGCTCAAGAATGGAAGATCCATATGGGAGATACTTATCATTTCCTAAAATGCGGAAATGACACACCTGCCAATTCTCAAACGTCATGCCGGCTGAGTTCCATTGAAACTGGACATAATTTGGATTAGTGGAGTCTTTGCCGTCTAACCTTTCAATCTCTTGAGGCGGTAGTGCAATGACTGACTTGATGCCGTACTTATCGTCGATGTCCAAATATAGAAAGAAATCACCATACTTGCACATGGTACGACTCCAGCCGAAAAGGTTATACTTTAGGTTTAACACCTGATCATATAAGATGGTAAGGACCGCTTTAATCTCTTCGTTTGAGCAGTTGATGTTGAGCATGGGGCGCAACTCAGAATATGTTGTCATCTCGTCAGAATAAATGTCCAACGTCGATGCAATCTCTGGCGTATACTCCATCTGATCAAAGTCCACATAGCGCTCTGTTCTGCGCTGGTTTGCAATCGCATCGGTAGCTACAACGTCTAATGGGTTGTAAAGCGACTTCTTAAACTGCTGGCCGGATGCAGACTTGAATCGCGTGCCAAACTTGTCAAGGTGTTGTCGCCTGATGCGGCGTCCGGACTGAGAGCGGTAATTGATAATCGGCCCAGAGAACAGCCGGGTGAGTGCTTTGAAAAGCCCCGATTGTTCATTCGCTGGGTTCTTGTAGTTTCTGTTAGATCTTGCCATTTATATTCTCACTTTATAATCCATTTAAATTCATCGTATGTTTTACGAGCCTCACTTATTTGATCCATAATGTTATCTTTCTTATATCCATGTTGTCCTTTTATCTGCGTGTTCATGCTTGTCCTAGAAGTTATAATTGCATCTGAAAATGCTTTTTGGTAGTTCAAATCTCTAGCGTTTACTTGAAGGGCTGTGTCTCGTACCCAACAAGCTATGGCCAACGCCATGATAAGATCGTCGTGATATCCCTTCATTGCTTGAGGTTTGCCGTTCCTCCATATAAAAGTCTTCATCTCGTTAATAGTGCGAGTCGAATATAGTTTAATTAGTTTGTTTCTTATAAACTCTTCTAATTTCGCAATGATGAGAGGTCTTGTCTTCACGCTGGTGGAAAATCCCGCAACTGCTGAATTATGGTAGTTCGCTTGGTGTTGCTCAATATATTCATGTGTTGACTTTACGGAAAAATACAAGGTGGGATAATCATATTCTATCAGTTTATCCAGAACTGTGTAGCCAATATTGTTATTTTCTACTACAAGCATACAATTTCCGAACTCGCGGCCGGTTTGATTCAACATGCCGGCGAACATATCAGGCGTCAGCTTGCCTTGATATTCTCCTACTGCCTCTAAAGTTTCTAATTTGATAATATGAAAAGTTGAGTAATCTTCCCCGTCGCCTCTTGCAACATCGGCAACCATTAAATAATTGCATGTTGGGTCATGTTCTTCCCAAATCCAAAAATTTCTATCGAAGCCAGTCCTGTACTTGGGCTCTTTAACGTTTGACAACAGCCATCGCATACAATCTGGATCTATCACAGTCTCGCCAGACGTATTGAAGTTACATTCAAGTTCCTGTGCGATTTGTCGTTTCGACATGTTTCTGGTTTCTTTCTTGAACCAGCCCTCATCTCGGTCGGGGTGAACGTCCCACATAAGTGTTGTCAAATTAAAATTGTTTGTGCCAGCCTCCGCATCCATACATGTCTTATGGAACCAGTTGCCAACGCCATTGGGTGTTGAAAGTGCGATGCAGCGGCCACCAGTTGACAACGTGGGGTACAAACCTGTCCATAGTTCTCCCAAGCCCTCGATGTGGGCGGCCTCATCAAGAACTAAAAGCGACAAAGCTTCCGAACGGCCGGCGTCTCCAGAGGTGGAGGCTGCTTTAATCGAAGAACCATTGGATAAGATGAAGGATGTGCGGTTATCAATATCGATATCTGCGATTCGAATCCAATCAGGGAGATTCTTCATAATCTTCTTTACTTTGTTAACCAAGTTTCCCGCTGTCGCAAACTTGGTAGCCATGACGAGCACAGCCTTATCGCGGTGAAACAACATCATCCAAACAATGTAACCAGCGGTGATCGTAGAGATACCAAGCTGGCGCGCTTTGAGGATTACATTAAAGCGGTAGTCATTAAAGTCTGTGAGAAGGTCGTCCTGAAAATCATAAGTATTAAAAAGAATAAGCCCGTGCATCGGGTGTGATATACGGGCGTAAGTCTTAAGAAAGTAAGCGGGATCCTTACCGCACTTTAATATTTCCTTTACTCTTTGTTTTTTGTCTAATTGAAAAGTCATGCATTATCAAGTTATTGTGGTCCCTTATCTTTCTTGCGAGAATCGTTGTCGGGGCGCTTGCCGCCTTCACCATTCCAGCCACCTTGATCGAGGAAGGTTTTCCAGCCTTTATCAAGGCGGTCTTTAGATGGCTCTATAACTGACAAATCCTCATCGAGGCCGCCAACAGTGTAGTTCATTTTGGCTGTGACCCATGTGCGAACTCGGGACGTGTTCTCGACGCGGACGTCAATCTCACCATTTTCAGTTAGGCTAACTGAGTCACCTGTGATCTTCTTGTATTCCTTCTTGAGCCAGCCGGCGATGTCGGCAATGCGCTGCTCCATCTCGGTTTCAAAGCCTGAAGCGTAAACTTCTTTCAACTTGATCTCCGATTGGTATGATAAACACATCTTGTTGCCATAAAACTTGACATTGAATCCATCCATAACGCGCTGGTCGATGAGGGCATTGCCTTCTTCCCTGCGCAAAATGCCGGGCTTATCCGGCTCATAGTCTTCGCCAAGTGCGCCATCATATGCGTTGGCGGCTGCTTGGGCCAAGCCTTGTACTATTTCATAAACTGTTGCCATTATTAGGTCTCCATCCTTTTAACCATCTTTCTTCTCTACCTTCCACATATTGAACGTGGCAGTTACTGCAACAGTCAAATTTAGCAAGGCATACATCATCCATTGATTTCTTTGGAAAAGATCCGCAGACAGAACAACATTTTAAAGATTCTCTATTAAGTAGTTTTTTTGAAACCTTTATACCATTAATGTCAACTTTTTCCTGTGCCTCTTCATTGTGCTTGACCTTCGCATAGAATTCTTTCATCTGTGCGAGATATTCTTTTTCTTTCTCTTCTCCCCATTCTGCACGAGGGTTTCTAATTGTCTCGGCGCCGTACTTCTGGGATATGGCTTTCTCGATTGCGGCGATCTTGTCGGGATCTTTAATTGTCATTGAATGTTCTATATGCTCCATAAGTAGCGGCGGCGCCTACGATTGCGCCGGCGGTTGCCCACAGCCAATTATTACGTGGGGATTGTTTCAAAAGTGATTCACGAAGTTGTGTAATCTCTATATCTTTTTGAACGATAAGCAATTTGTGTTCTTCTGCAAGCGCATCATATCGAATATTGTATTTGTCTTTCTCTAATTGAAACTCTATATCTTTCTTTTCTAATTCATACGATAATTTCACTTCACACTCGCGCTTGGCATAGACTTTTATTTTAAGAATCTCGGCAGTTGCAACAGGGTTAAACAAAACACCTTCAAATGGGGCGCACTCGTTCTGGCGCAACATTATAAACTTCCCCGGTTCCTCGGCGTGGGCGGTCACTGTAAACAGCATTAGCAAACTAACGAACATTTATAAAACCGAACGCCTCCTCAATATCTTTACTCAAAGCTTCTGGGTTATTCTTAAAATCTTTTACGCGGTCGTTTTTATATGTGCGACGTTCGCGCTCTATAACCACTTGAGAATCCGTATAGTCCTTCTCTAATTCAACCAGAGCATCACGGTAGTTTTTAATCGCTTCGTCGCGACGTTCTAGCTCTCGCCTATGAATGTCTTTTAGGCCAGCAATCTGTTCTTCCAACGACTGCTGGCTAACTTCATATGCCTTCTCAAGCTGGTGGTAATCGTACCTAAATTTGGCCATCAAGACTAGTAGGAGCGTTCCAAAAAGTATTTGCTTCCAGTTGTTTAGGATGAATTTAATGGTCGCCTCTCTAATCATTGTACCCCCGCAGTCTTGCAATACCATCGATCACTGTCTGACCTCCGATATAGATTGCGGAAATAATTACCCAATCATCGCTGGTAACGTGGCCGGTTAACGCCAGCCCTGTCGCAGTGGCCCACACCATTAGTTTGCGGGATGTTAGTTTTGATAACCAAGTGTCAACAAATGCTTTTGATTTTTCCATCATACTTACTCCTTGTTTTCGTTCATTCCAAGCGCTTGACGTAGGTCGTCTTGGTTGTTTAACTCTTTGTATTTTTCGAGAATGTCCGTCTGTTCGCCGGGTGACAGATCTGGTAAAACGGCTTCTATATCTTCAATGTTAAGAGTGCCGCCTACGCGATTTTTCTTAGCGGCGCGCCGGCGGTCGGCCATTCTCAAAGCCAGTGGTTTCATCTCATTAAGTTTTCTGTTGGTCGCTTCGTACAATGCATTATTGATCGTAACCTCGATGCATTCTTCATGGCTTTGGTTTGGATGCACCTCATCACATTTCTTGCCTTGGTGGGCGCAGGGATCGTATTGTTCTAATAGCCCCTGAAGATCTTGAAAATAGCTAATGTACCTAGCCTCGTCAGAGTGATACTCTTTCTCTTCCCAGATATCAAGCATCTGTCCAATGTCGATCATAAGACCTACAAAGCTATCTTCGGCCGTTTGTTGTGGACCGTATAAATCATGATCGGATATATCGTTGCCATCGGCGCGTTGGGCGCCCAAGTTTGAAGCAACTCCGCCAAAGTTGGAAACTCCGCCGGATTCGTTAATCACCTCTTCTTTGATGATTTCGATTATTCTATCCTTTGTAATGTTCATTTAGATCTTCCCTGAAAGTTTTGCACTGATCCCGGGGTGTTCGCTTTTAAAAGCAGCGATAGCCTCCAAGATAGCAGCGTCTGTAACTGGGCCCGTGTACCACGCCTCAAAAGTATCGGACGCGTTTACTTTGCTCAGTTCTTTACTTTTTACGCCGGCAACACGACAGAGCCTAACAAAGACTTCGCCAGAAGACTCGCCAACAGCTACTTCCACCGGGGGGGCTTCTTCAACCTCTTCGACAGCTGTAACTGGAGTGGGCTTTGCAAGCCATCCCGTAATTTTGCTCAATAAATTCATTTGGTTTGTTTTCCTTCTGCAACCGCAGCTTGTGGTGGGGCAAACGCTTTACCCATCGCTTGTATAATTGTGTTGTACAACGCGCTCTTGTCGTTACTCGGCTCGGGAGTGGCGGCGCCTTGGGCTTTGCCACCTCCAGATGTAGTTGCGCCGGCGGCTTCAGGTTTCGGAGTATCGTCTTCATTAAAGATTGCCCAAGCCGCATTGAGAGACATCATCTTTTGCTCGCTCCCGCCCTTGTCTGGGTGATGGGTCATTGCCAACTTTCTAAAAGCCTTTTTTGCGGTGCGGATATCTGCGTCAGCTGCTATTCCAAGAATCTTGGCAGCTTGTGAGCGTGTAAGATCGGATCTGCTCTCATTGATCGGCCTGTTCTTTAGCCACTCTTCATATTGAAGGTCAATTCTCCAATTTTCAAATATTATATTCATTTCTTCTTTACACTCTTAACGCATTTCTCATATTTCTCTTTATCTTCGCGGCCAACTGATGACGTACAGATTGCCCAAGGATTGTTTTCCTCTTCTTGTAAGCCCACTTCTTCGGGGGCGCCGAGTGCGGTATCCAAGCCGCCGGATTTGATGAGCTGTTGAGCAAAATCGTGCAACTCTTCGTCAGATAAGGCCGGCGAAAGCTCTTTGATAACTCGCATCAAGCGTTGCATGGCGTCGGGGGGCATCTCGTATGCTCCGGCTTGCGACATAAGCCCGGCGACATCTTTCATATCTTCCTTGAAGTCAGTTAGCTTGCCCTTTCGATAATTTCCGTGATCTCCGCGGGCACCGCGATCCGCAGGATCGTGCTTGGGGCCCTTAAGTTTAAGCTCCTCGTCTTCATCTTCGACATCCAACCATTGATCTTGATCCTCTCTGTGTCGAAATTCGTACCAATCCTCATCTTCATCGTCATCGGCATATGGGCCGGCTTCGCCTTGAGACTTATGGTAGTCCTTGCCAGAAACATTGCGCCAGTCTGTCTCGTTAACGACTGCTGCGACCTGTTCACGAATTAAAGCTTTAAGTTGTTGTTTTGTAATCTTCATGTTGCTAATCTAGTCCTCATCTTCTAACGGTGGTACATTAAGCGCTGTATATACCCAATCTGGAAGGTACGAGTGAAAACCCGAA